AGAGTGGCACCCACGCCGCTCGATCCGTTGTTGTACGTCACAGTGAGCGCTGAGGGCGCCTCAACGCGGACTGGGGCGTGATAGTGCAAACCGGCCGCTGCGATTGTGTCGACGTACTGTTTAGTCGCCAATTGCAGGCTGGTCGTCGGGTCTTGCTGCACGGTCACGTTATTGAACGACGGGCTCTGCGCGGTGCCGAGGCCAAGGTTGGTGCGCGCGGCGGAAACGCTGGCCACGTCGGACAAGTTGTTGGTGCCGATCAGGGCGCCAGAGAGTGTCGCATATGCCGCGACCCATACGCTGCCGTTGTAAAACTTAATCAAGTCGTCCGAGTTGTTATGATAAAGCGCGCCAGTTTGGAGCGCGTTCCCGTCGTTGTCGAGCGTGGGGTCGCTGCCCTTAGTGCCAAGATATAGGTCTGTGAACTCGTCGAGAGCAGTCGCGGCGTCGGACGCAGATGTCGACGCGGCGCTGGCCGATCCCGAGGCGGCGGTGGCTGAGCCCGAGGCGGCGGTGGCTGACGATGCAGCCTCTCCGGCCTTTGTCGTGGATATGCCGGCCTGAGTTGCCGCGGTTGCTGCGCTTGCCGCGGCGTTTGTTTCGGCGGTCTCGCTGCCGGTCTTTGCAGTTTCAGCAGCGGTTTGCGCCGCTTCAGCCGCTGTCTGAGCCGCTTCGGACGCGGTTTGGGCCGCCACGGATGCCACGCGAGAAGTTTCGCTCGCGGTTGCGCTCGTGGCGGCATTTGACGCCTGAGTGGATGATGTGTTTGCGCTTGTGTTTGCGTGGGTCTCAGAAATAGCCGCGGCAGCCGCTGACGCGGCGCTCTCAGCGGCTTTGCTTGTGCTTGTGGCTGCTGAGGCGACGGAGGTGTCTTTTGCTGTTTCAGAGGCTGTCTGAGCAGTTTCAGCGGCCGCCCGCGCAGTCTCGGCAGAGTTTTTAGCGGCAACTGCCGCTGTTTCCGCGTTGCCAGATGTAACCGCAGACGCGGCGCTTGCGCTTGCAGATGAAGCGGAGGCGGTGGCTTGGGTAGTAGCCAGCCCGACTTGGGCTACAGCTAAAGAAACTTGGTTTTGCGACGTGGTCGCAGAGTTTGCAGAGTTTGTGGCGCTCTGGGCGGCCGACGTGGCTGACGCAGCGGCGGCGTTCTTCGATGCCTCTGCCTGCTCAGCAAAGTCGTCGATGTTAGTAGTGTCTACGACGCCGGTCATGCCAGCACGGTTTTCCCAAGTTGTGGTTGCCATTAGCGCGGTATCCTCATTTTCAGCGGACCAGACATTCGCGATGTCTCGTTTTCGGTGTTAAGCGCTTGAACTGCGCTCTGGTATAACTGCGCCCAGACTTGAGTGCGGTTGTCGTCTGCAAGATATGGCGCAGACTGCATAAGGGCCGCATACAGCATAACGTCTGGCGCCCGTAATAGGAGCCAATTTGTGTCAGCGTCTTCGCTCAATGACGGAATGCGGGCTTGGTAAACCATAGTAATGTTATAGGTCGCGTCGGGCGCCGGATAAAATTCCATGTCGTTTGCGTTGTTCTTGAAGAAGCGAGGCTTGCCGGGAGTTGTGCTATTAGCACGCAGCGCAGCCATTTCGGTGTTAGACACCGATGAAATTTCTCCGCCGTCAGTGTGCTCGACCATGTGGATGCTAATCCAGTCAAACGGCAAATTTTCATAGCGCTCGTCGACATCTGTAGTTACGCGGCGGTCCTGCCTCCAGTGGCGTAAGTCGCGAGCAATGCGCGCCTCGGCCAAAGAAACAAAAGTCGGGATAACTGCGGTCAGGTCATCGCGGTTCAGGAAGTCGCCAATTGCTGACTTCAGCTCAGCATAATTTGTGATGCTCACAGTCTACCGCCTCTCGTCCTAAACGCCCGATTGTCTGGGTCGTTCATCCACTTCGCCAATCGCTTAGGGTCATCTGCGATGCCCTCACGCTTGAGCTGATAATACACCGAAAGTGGCAGAGTTGCCACCTTGTTTAATTTCTCGCCCCACCGCTCATCCGCGCTGTTAAATTCGCGCTTGTTCTGATCCAGAATGGCGTCCATTTGCTGAACTGTTTCCAGCACATATTCGCCCTTGTCGGTCACATGCCAGAACTTCTTGATCCCGGTCAGTTTGTCTTCGCTAAAAAGTCTTTTCATTGCCCACTCCAAAGTAGTTGGGGCGACCGAAGCCGCCCCACCAATGTTAGCTTACGTTCAAGTCGAAAACGCCGCCGTGAGCTTTTTGCTGGGACACTTTAAGGCCCATTTCGCAGATCAGCATTTTCTTTTCTGCGTCGCCTGTTTTGGCAAGATCGACCGCTTGGATCGGGCGCAGGTAGCATACGGACGCGTACTCTGGATCGAGCAAGAATGCGTCGCGCTCACGCTGGAAGCGGTTTGGAACCACTGACAGTGTGCCGAAGTCTGACAGATAGACGTCAGCGGCGCCGATGATGGTTGTTGGGCCATCTGACGGTGCTTGGTAACGCTGTGCGGCGATACCGGCGAAGCCAGATACAACAGTCTTGTTGAAAGGGCCGACCATCAGCACGGATGGCTGACCGCCTTCGGTGAACGCCTTCTGCATCACGTCTTTGACCATTGCTTCGGTCAAGTCGCGCTGCGTGCCGTCGCCGCGGGCGTCGGAACCGTCTACTGCAGTTGGGTCTGTGCCGTCACCAGCTTTGCTGGTGTTGGTCGCGATCCATGCGCCGAGGCCGGCAGTGACGCGCGCTGTGCTGGAGTTGCCAGCAACTTTGGCTGCGTTGGCAGTCAAAATCAGCTCTACGTCGCGCTTGAGCTCGGAGCCCCGTTTTGCAAGCTGGTAGCTGACCTCGTCGTTTCTGCCAGCAAGGGATTGATCACCCAAGTTGTCCGCCACGATCATTGTGCGGCGAGCAATCTGTGTGTAGTTGCCGACGCGAGAGGTGGAAGCTGTTGAATCAAAAGAAGAAACGTCGTCGCCGTCAATGACTGGCACGTTCTGAGCGCTTGCGAGCTCATCAGTTTGCCACTCAAAGTATGTGTTAGCCACATTTTCGGAGCCGATGTTGGATTGCAGAGGCACGTCCTCTGGGCTTATGTTGCTGATTATGTTGGATAATTCTTCGCGAATACCTTTCGCGTCGAACGATGTGAAGGTGTTACCTACGATAGCCATTGTGTATTCTCCTACAATAAGGCTTTGATGGCAGCCGCTGCGTCACGCACGCGGCCGGTTTGCTGTACGCGCTGTTGCGCTTGTCGTGCACCACTCTTCGGCTTCGGTTGCGTGCCGCGTGACCCTGCCCGTAGCGTTTTGCCACTCTTCGCTGGCTTAGGCTTGGCCTTCGCCTTATCAGCTCGAGTTGCTCCACGCGCCTGTAGCATTGCCAGTCTGGCCATTTTAACGACCATCGCGCTGTTCATTTCGTCAATGTCCTGCTCCGCAAAGCCGGATGTCAGAAGAAATTCGCGAATTTGGCCAGCTTCTTCCGCCGCCACTTTCCCGTCTCTCCATTCGGGGATCAGGTCGGGGAGTATTTCCCGTTGCTGCTCCACGAACTGCGCCTTCGCTTGTTGCATTCTTTGTTGTTGCAACTCGTTCAATCGCGCCTGCTCTTGCGTCACAGCCTGCATCTGCATTTGCTTCTGCTCTAACTGTTTCCGCCACTGACGTTCAGCCTTCGCGGCCAAAGCGGGGTCTGTGTCATACAGGGTGTCCCAGTCTGGCTCGGCCTCTACCGATTGCTGTATCTGTTGCGCAATTTGCGGTAACAGCTCAGCATATTGTGCACGTTCCCGGTCCAACTCAGACTGAACTGCGGAGACTTCCTTTGCCTTCTCAGCCAGCGCCTGCGTCTTGCGGGTATAATCTCTCTGCCTAAGATAACCGTTTCGTGCTTCCTCGACCGTGATCTCTTCGCCATCCACTTCGACCGTAGCCGCTAGAATGTCGCTTTCTTGAGATTGGTCTTGGTCCTCGTCCTCGATTTCCTCGCCGTCAAGATCGTCGGCCTCTGCGTCAAAAGATTGCTCTTCGCCTGCGTCATCCGACATTTCGGCCTCTTCCACATATTCTGTGTCTTCGACCTGTAGCGCATCAGCCTCTGGAGCATTGTCCTCTTGCGAGGGTGCCATCATGGCGCTGATTGCATTTTGTGCTTCTGACAACCCAATCCCTTGCGGGGTGTTGTTATCTGCCATAGCTTACTCTCCTATTATAGGCCTATTTTCTCTTTTTCTCAATAGACCCATTATCCACCATTGCGCGCAGCGTCTGGCGAACCATCTCAACGCCACGCAGTTGCATGTAAACAGCCTCCCGGCTGTCCTTGTCATTGGGCGCAGTAGACTTAAACTCCGCCCAACAATTCTGTTCGATCTCGTCCATGAAGCGGTTGAGATCGGTGTCACCCAGAAGACGCTCAGCCTGGCGGCCGTCGTCGATGATTTGCTGCTTACTCTTCACGCGCGGCCTCCTTAATCACGTCAACCTGCCCGCGCATGATCTCGCGATTGATTGCCAGCTCTGAGCGGATCTTCTCGACGTTAAGCTGCGTGCCATACTTCGCCTGCATCTCTTCCGCCTTCACGAATAACTCGGCCTCTAGCTCGTCGCGCTTCCGGTCGTCTTCCATGACCATGTTCTCGCGCTTGAGTTGCAACTCTGCCGCCTTCTTCTGCATGTCCGCTTGGATTTGCTGGATCTGCACTTGGATGAGCTGCTCGTTGATGTCGGGCTTATTGTCTGGTGGCGGCGGACGGAAGTCGGCCGGATCGTTCCAGAATTGCGACGTGTCCTTAAAGCCCGCCAACTCGGTCATAGACTTGAGCGTGTTGGACAACTTGGAGATATCGGTCAGCGGGTTGACTTGACCCATTGTGGCCAGTGCCTCTTTCTGCATCTCACCAATTTGGCGCATCATCATCATGCGCTCGGTGTCAGTGCCGCGGCCGAGGGCCACATTCACTGAGACGTCCATCTTGGCGTCCCAAGCGCGCGGATCGATCTGCACGAACTTATTGCGCAGGCGAACCATGCGCGGCTGGTCTTGGTGCGTGGTGATTAGCTTCAAGATGATCTTGAACAAGTCTTTCATGCCGGTCTCCGCAAAGATCCGGGCGATCAGCTCTATGTGCTGCTGTGCGGCCGCCACAGTGGCGTTTACAGCGCTTGCAGTGCTGCTCTGGAGTGCTGCTGCGTCCAAGCCCATAGACGCCTTAGAAACGCCTGTACGGGCCTCCTTGACCTCATCCATGTACTGCAAGACTGGGAACGCCTGCTGTCCGACGAATGGCATAGACAAGACTTGGATCTGGCCGGCGGAACGCTGGCGGATGATCGAGCCGACTTCTGTCGACATTGCGTCATCCAAATTGACCATGCCCTCGGTCACAGCGATGCGCGGGTGGATTGACATCGCCAAGCTGTCGAGCGTGTTGCGCATCACGTTTGACTTGATGCGTTGGATATCCATGACCACGTCAGCGACACTTAACCCGAAGAAGTCATGCGCCTCTGGCTCTGGGCAGAACGAGCAGAAGGGCGCCATGTCGATTGCCTCGTTGCGCAGAACTTTGTTGCCGTCGCCGGCGGTGCAGATCTTGCGCAATTCAGCGACGCCGTCGCCGTCATAGTC